TAAATCCTAAAGGACTGTTGCCTTCTTCCATATTATGGAGAGCAACTAGTAGTTCATCAATTTCTGTTTTGCCTTCTGCCTTAAGGTCAGCACCATTAAGTTGGATGGCGCCGCCTGCGCCAGGAAGTCCACTAGCATATTTGCTACGAGCTTCGCCTAACATTAATTTACAATGTGCTAAAGAATATGATGCTAACCATTGACTAGCATAAATGTCGCCAAGCAAAATCATTTCAGGTATAAAGTTATATACCCCAATAGCAACTTCTTCCTCATGGTTAACATTACGAAGAATTTTTAATACCTTAGTATTGCGGTTCCATAGAAAGTTATATTCACTACCAAACACACGACCAATAGTTTCTTTATATTGTGCAAACGCATCAAATACAGCAAGACCACCAATCTGACCTGCTTGTAGCATGTACATGTTGTTAAATGCCACATCAAACGGATCAAAGTTTGTTCCGCCGCCGCTATTGGTACCAATACCTCTGCGGTAAAGTCTACGAACTTCAATTACTTCATCAGGTAGTGTATACTCTGTGATACCGCCTTGAGTTTGAATAAAGATAACACTTTCTTCAACTGAGCCGCTGCTCAACTGTCTGTATTTTCCTAACGCTATGTCAATAGCAGTATCGTAATGTTCGCGGTCAAGCTCTACATCAACCATGCCGTCGCCTAAGCGATTTTTTAAGCTCTTTATTAGGTCTTCCCTGCTGCTGTATCCGATAGTATTTGCCATACTACTATTTATCTTTAGAACACTTTAATGAGCAAGGTATGCTCGTTAATGCGCCCGTTCATCTCAGTTTCCACAGCATTTAGTCCTTCAAAAAGCTTCTGAAACTTAGTACGGGCTAGCTTATCTGCACCCTTAAGAAGCTCGGGCTTACGAAGTGTTTTTTGAACACTTTGCTTTGCGCTGAAGCCTACGATTGTAGTGCCCTTAACCATCAAGTTGTGGTGCTCTTCGGCTACATATACGCCCAACTTTCGATTTTTAGTATTATAAACCCACAGTACCTGTGCATCCAAGATATTCATTGGATTGATACTTGCAAGTCCCAAACTAGGCTCGCTCTGCTTAAATTTGAGCTTGCTAACAATCTTATCCTTGCTTACAGTCCTTTTCTTACGGGTCTTACGCACAGCCTTACCTGTATTGATAAAGGTGTCACAGGCGATAGCAATTTTTTCGTAGAACTCAAGGAACTCCTTACGCATCTTGGGAGTCATGTAAGAGTAGCCTTCTTTGATCTGCTCATCCTTCCATGCTACTACTTCCCTTGCTTCATCATGCTGGCCTTCGTATATTTCCTTAATGATCTTAGCATGAGCTGCTTTGATCATATTGTCCTTGTAGCTCTGCATTTGACTATAAGGATCAAATGTAGAAAGATCAAGTCGGTTAGCACAAAGTTCGTCCAGCAAATAGTCCCAGTGAGCGCACAAACTGCTCACCTGATCTCTCATACGCTGCTGAATACTTATAGTAACAACATTTTTTGGTTTTTCAATTTCTACTACTGCTTTCTTTTTCTCTAATGCATCTGCTTGCACTAAGAAATCTTCGTAGTATCCCTTGAGTCTAGCAATACTCTGCTCAGATAATGCTACACCTTTTTCTAACAAGTAAGCCATCTTACCTACTGTAATAAAATTATACTCAGGTAGACGCTTTAGTGTAGCAGCCTGCTTTTTATCAAAATTCTTTTCACAGTATTTGATAAAAGATGCTGTTTTCTTTTTATCGTCAACTTCATAGTGGACATACGAGTCTGCTTCCCATAGCAGACGATTATAATCTTTATCAATTCCGTTAATTCTAATTGGCTTCATATCCAATTGAACTAGCCGCCAATCGGGCTCTGAAAATCCGTTAGCGGATAGCTTTCTAGGTGCTTTAGCTCTAGCCACAAGTTACTCCTGAAATCTCAAACACATATATAGTATAGCATCTATTTAGGATGTGTCAACCATATAGAATTGTAGCAATTTTACAACATTTTGCCCAAAAACAACAGCTATTTTTTACCTAAATTTCTTTCCCAAATCTCTATTGTTCGGGATAAACCGGTATCTAAATCTACTTTTGGTTCCCAACCTAACATATGGGTTATCTTTTTATTAGTGCTGTTTAAAAGATAAATTTCACCGGGGCGGGCTGGCTTTGTATTCCAATTTATGACTCCCTGCCAGTTTAACTTATTTGCAATTTTTTCAGCAAAATGTTTAATTTTAATAGGTGCGTTGGGCCCTAAACAAAATATATTACCGTTGTTACATTTATCAGGATTCTCAATTACTGCTACCCAGGCATCAAGCAAATCATCAATAAAAATAAAATTTCTATAAGGTTCAGCATAACCTAAATTAACTTCTTGTGAATTAGTTAGCATTTGATAAACAATTTGTTCAGTTACAAAAAAGTTGTTATCCTTACGGCCATATGCATTTGTCTGACGAATAGCTGTAAAAGGTAGGCCATAACTGCGATGTGCATACTCTAGATATTTTTCACAGGCGTACTTTGCAACAGCATACGGAGCATTAGGATTTGGTAATGTGCTTTCGTCAAACGCAGGAATATTATTTGGATCTTCTTTACCTTCTTTAATAATATCACTAATTGGTTGCCAGCCATATACTTCCATTGTACTAGCAAAAATAAAGTTTTTTAAATTAGTTACATGTTTAGCTGCTTCAATTAAATTTACGGTGCCCACATAATTAATATCACTGAACACATTTTGTTCGTAGAAGCTCTGTTCTACTTCTGTGCGAGCTGCAAGGTGAATAATAACATCAGGACTAATTAACTTAACTTGTGCCGCAACAGCAGTATGATCCCTTAAATCGGATGCTAAAAAATGAAGCTCGTGACCAGACAATCTTTTAACTAAGTGCTGGCCTATAAATCCTGAATTTCCTGTAATAAAAATTTTCATGAACAATAATCCTCAAGAGTGCCTTTTCGTCTTAAATCTAATGTAGCGCAATGTATGCCGCCAGCTAAAGTCATACTATGACGGAATTGAACCGGTACGCTGTCAATGCCCCACTTATCTAATTCACGCATTAGCGGCTCTTGTGCGCTGTCACAAATGATTGTACTTTCGTTGACACTAAGAATGTTCATGCCAATATACGGACTACATGGCGCAAAATATCCCTGATCTACAAGTTTAGTGCCCTGTACAACACAATCGTCAAACCAGATCTTGTCCCACTTCTTAAAGATTTCTGGGCAGTTGTCAGGTGTTACTCGTGTGCTGTTCAGCAGTACTAGACCTGGACGCAACGGAATAATTGTACTGTCAAAATGTGCATAGCTGTAAAGTTCGCTATAGTGTAGTTTATAACCCATAGGCTCTAAGAACCGCTTGAGCCACTTAAAACCCTTCATGTTGCCACTATTACTTACCTGGTATAAAATATCTCTACCAACACGAACAATATTAGGAGCATCAAAACAAATTTCATGATCTAGTAAAGTTGCTTTTTTAAGGTCATCAAACTGATACATATTATCGTGTAACTTAGGCTTTGGTGCGTTGAGCCATAGTGCGCCATCTTCAAATGCTTCGTATAAAATATCTTCATACAAGCGGGTTTCAAAGTATCTAGCACGAACAGGTGTAGGTGTCTCTAACAGCAAATCACCTAGTACAATAATTAAATCTCGTGGACACCAGCTATACCAGCCTTTAGTTTGCCAACCTTCGCCAATGTCGTAATTAACTTTATCCCAATCAATAATTTTAGGGCGATGAACTTTAACACCCATCTTTGTAAGTGTGTTAGCCAAGCCATCAGCATCTTCGTTGGCTTCATCAATTACCCATTGCGGATAAGTGCCTTCTAAATGTTTAATCTTTTCAGCTGGATGATTAGCATAGCTAAAGCTATGTGCGCTAATATCTGTAGCAATGCGACTATGATGTGCATGGCCTACAATAATTTCCTCTAGTGGATCCCAGTCATTGTGTGAATTTACGATCATGTGTTTATGTCTCCAAGGTATTCGCTGATACAAACCCGATTGTTATCTAAAATACCTCTATTAAAATGTTTGTATTCTTCGCCGCCTAAACCAAAAATTACTGTATCTGTATAAACTAAATTACGTTCTTCGCATACCTGTTCGTACTTGTCCTGATAAGTTTCCCAGTTCCAATCGGGACTAAAACTTTTCATAAAGTGAGCACCTAAACTCATACTATATGTATTTTGCATATTTACTTCATTGATCATACTAATACCATCGTCTGCATATTCTCGAGTAAATCTAATACCTACACGATGATTTTCTAATGCATAAAACGGTTTACTTAAACTACATGTAACTTCTGTAATCATAGGATATTTGTTCAAATCGATATGAATATTTTTTGCTATTCCCCAGTAAGCTAAATCTAAACAAACGGGTACTTTATAAAATGCACACATCTCCATAAGACGATCAAATTCTGGGTGCATACAGCCATAATCACTAAAAGGTGCACTAATTATTACTGCTGATAAATCTAACCCAAAAAACTTAGATGTTGAAAATTCTTTATCAATATAGTCAAAATCTGAAAATTTAGATATACATGCATGGTATTGAAAGTCGCCACGCATAGCAAAAATTGTTTTGTTTTTTCCATGCTTTAAAACAAAGTTATCAAACGTCTGGCTAGTACCCTGTGTATAATCAGCGTATTTAAAATTGTCTAAACCTTCAAGGGTTTTTGAATCAGTATATGTTAGCCAATTACGCCATATTTCAGTATAGTCAGCAAGGGATATATCATTATACTTAAAAAGATTATAATGATCCCGTACTTGTTTACTTGTTATTGGGCGGGCGCCCCGGGTTAATTGACTCATCAGGCTTCGTTTAAAGTGATTATTTAATACTTATCTTTCTGCACAACCTGGTTCTAGAAGTTCTGATAAATAGTATTATGCCCAAAATAAGCCTCTGGAACCCGATTAAAACAAACGACTACAATTTTATTGATAGAATTGTAGGCGAACACTTGTATGCCGGTGGCACAGGAGTCCATGTACACAAGTATTTAGGTATACACGATAATGTAAATGCTACATCGTTAGACCCAACAAGACCTCCAGCTGGTAATACAACTAGTGATCAAATTTTTATTCAGGATCTACTATTTTTAGAAAACAGAGATCGCAAGTACGATACAAATATTTACGAATTGCGCGGGCAATATAATATTCAAGATAACGACAGTTACGATTTAACACAGTTTGGTTTGTTTTTAGCTAACGATACTGTGTTTTTAACTTTCCATATTGAAAGCATGGTAGAATCGCTTGGACGCAAATTAATGCCCGGAGATGTGTTAGAACTACCTCATTTGCGTGATGATCTGTTGCTGGGTACTGAAGGTGCTATTAATAGATTTTATGTTGTTCAAGATGGTGCTAGACCCAGTGAAGGATTTGATCCTCGTTGGTGGCCGCATCTATGGCGTGTCAAGTGCGGTCCTATCAGTGACAGTCAAGAATACAGAGATATACTTGGTACTGGTGAAAATGAAGAAGATTTACGCAATCTTATCAGTAAGTATCAAAATGAGATTGCAATCAACGATGCAATTTTAGCGCAAGCTGAAAGAGATGTTCCATACGATCCTCAATGGAGAAGAACCGGACACTTATACTTTGACCCCGAAGTACCTGATAAGCCAACTATAGGTTTTGACTTTGCGGGAGATACCGGTGTTCCTGTTAATGGTGTGCCTATTGCAGGTAGCGGTGAAAGTTTCCCTGTTACAGGCATAAGTGATGGGGATTATTTCTTGCGTACAGATTTTAGTCCAAATAGACTATTCCAAAAGTCAGGTAATAGGTGGATTCGCGTAGGTGATGACAATCGCCGGGAATGGGCTGCTGCTAATCGCGTACTCAGCACATTTATTAACAATGATAACTACAGAATTGATTCAAACGGTTTAAGTGAACTTGAAAAAACTAATTTAAGTAAAGTTATTAAACCAAAGACGGATAACTAAGGACACATATGGCAGGTAAAAACTTAGACTATTGGTACGACGAGCAAATAAAGCGATATCTAATTCAGATTATTCGTGTCTTTTCTCATTTTAAAGTAAAAGAAAATACTCGCGACGGTGTCAAGTACAATCGGGTACCTGCTCGATACGGTGATATGAGCCGCATGGTTGCAAGTATTTTGAAAA